ACCTCCGGCACGTCAACGCGGACGAAGGACGCGCCGCCAATCGTCTGCTCGGTAACGAGTCCCGCGAACTGACGGTGGCCCATCACTTCGACGATTGCCCAACTTTCAAACGTGCTCTTTTCCACCATCGTGTCACTACTCCTCATCAGCGGTGTCTCTTTTTTGCGGCGGCAGGTCCCCCCGTCCTCCGCCAGTCCTGACTGATCCACTCTTCCGCTACCGATTCCAGCACGCCGGCGGCCAGCTGTGCCGTGGCGGCCTTGCCGCACTTCGCACACCAACGCCGGGCGGCCTCGTCCAGCAGCCGCTTCAGCACATCGCAGGCTTGCTCGGCCGGCGCAGGCGGCGGATCGTCGGATTCGGCCACCGCCTCCGTCACGGTCTTGCACTCGCCACTTGTCAGGCAGGCGGCGACAGACCGCTGTAGCGCCGGGTCGAGCTTGGCGAGCTTGGCCAGCTCCTTGGGACTCTTCGCGACGGCCGGGACCTTGGCCACCGCCTCGGCTACCTCCGGCACAATCTTGGCGCCGATCGCGGTAGCCCGTCGGATAGTGCGCTCGCTTTTGCCGGTCTTGGCTGCCGCGTCGGAGGCAAAAGATTCGACGTGCGTAACGGGTTTCGGCGGCGGCGAACTAACGGCCACCGTGTCCGTTAGTTTCGTCCAGCCCTTTTGCTCAGCGTATTTGTCCAGCTGACGCTGTGCTGCACTCTGCGTCTTGTGACTCGTGAGATAGGGAGACTTGATTCTGTGGTGTCCGCCAGCGGCACTTTTGAATCCGGCCATCCAGCCGGACGTCCCCAGGCCCTTGAACACGTAAATCTCAACTCCGTCGTCGCGCAGCCAGTGTGCGGCTGGCGACTCTGGTTGCGGTTTGCGGCCACCTCTCACGCCACGCCGCGCCTCGGGGTGCAGCAGTTCGTAGGCGGTTTTGCGCGCGGCCAGCGCCATGGCTTGCTCGAGCGCCGTCAGCTCACAGCGGCGTAGATTCTCGTCCAGCTCGTCAATCGTGGCCTGCTGATGCGTACTGTCGTAGGGCAGGATCTGGGCGGGAATCTCGCGCCAGCCGAGATCCAAAGCGGCACGCAACCGGTGTGCTCCCCACACCAGGTGCATGTCGCTCGTGACGCCGATCGGTTGCAGCAGGCGGCCGGACTCGACCAGGTTGTCGGCGAGCTTCGCGACCTCGGTCATGTTCAGCTGCCGAAATCGCTTCCCCACCACGATGTCGGCCGTCCGAACGAGCCGCAGAGCGATCTTAATTGGCCGGCCTGGCGTGCTGGGCGCCCGGCCAATCAGTGCATCCGTGATCGGTCCGCCGCTGCCCAGCGCCGCCGTGATCGAGCCGTCGCCGTCCGTTGCTGTCTCGCCGTCCGCCGGCGGACCACACTCGCCACAAGCCGGCTCAACCGGCCAGTTGCAGCGGCCACACAGCGGACCATGCACGGCGTCTCGTCCGCCAGCCGGCGTGCTCGGCTCGTCCGGCAAGCGGCCGTGATTCTGCAGCGTCTGAATCGCCTGGTCCAACGCTTTGCCGACCAGGTGACAATCGCCAGTCTGCCAGCGGGCGAGTAACGCAGCCTCTGGCCGATTGAGCTTGCATTTGCCGGACACGTGGTCCTGCCACAAATCGGTTAGTTTGCCAGCCACGATTTCCAAATCCACGACTGCCGTCGCCATGCCCTTGGCCCTCCCAACGGCCGCCGCGGCCTCCTGCCGCGGCAGCCGGCTCCAGTCAGCGGCCCGCTCCCTCAGACCGCTTGCCACAGTTCCGCCGCACATACGCCGCCAGCAGCGGCCGGCTGGCCAACTCGCCGGCGTCCAGCAGCCCGCCCTCGCGGGCCAACTCCGCCCACTTGATCGGTACGGCCGTAGCTTGCCGCGCTCTCAGCCGCCGGAGCGTCAGCCCCTGCACCACAATCGTGATCACGTATTGGCTGCCGTCGATCTCCGCCACGCGGCGGAAGTCACGCGTGATCCGGCACAGCTTGTTGCTCACGGCTTACTCCTGGAAACACGATTTTTTTTGCCCAGGCGTGTCCCTCCGGCGACGCGCGGAACAGAGCCCCACGCTCGACCCGTCGCCGCAGACACACCGCCGGCGATCGCACTCCAACATCACGCCGCTGCTGCGCGTCCCAACGCGGCATTTGGTGGGCCAGATCGTAGGCCGCGGCCAGGAAACGGATCTTGTGCTCCGGCTCGTTGTCGAGCAGATCCGCTTCGACGGCCGCATAAAAGCACGGCTGCAGCGCCCCCACCACGATTGCCGGCTTGCCGGCCGCGTCGCGGAAGTGCCGCGTCTGCAACTGCCGCCAGGCCACGTGGTCGCGCAGGCAGTCGTCGCGCTCGCCGCGCTCGGCCGCGCTCGGCAGTCGGCTGGCCGCTCCGGATCCGGAAACGGAGACGGACGTCACGGATACGGGTGTAGAGGATCTTTCTTCTACGGATCCGGACGTCGTGCCGAGCGCCGCCGAACAAGCCGAGCGCGGCCGAGCGCCGGACCCGACGAGGGCCTCCCAGGCCTCCTCCGGATCGACCTCGCGCCGGGCCTGCTCCCGGTGTGTCTGGGCGACCTCACTGATTTCCACGAGCAGCGCCAGTCGTAACCGATACTCGCCGTCGGCCTCTGTCACGAGGCCGGAATTGCGCAGTCGTCTCAGTGATTCGCAAACCGTGGACGCACTTTTCCTAACCCTTTTTGCGATCTGCCGTTGCGTCCGCACCGCCAGCCGCATTTCTCCCGACTCTCGCCGGCCATCCTGGATCAGCCACCGCACGATCGCCGTCACCCCGTCCGGCAAGGCAGCCGAGTCGAGCGCCGCCAGATACGCCTCGTCCGATTGCTCGACCTGCCCGATCGGCAGCTCTCGCTGAGACCTGTTCGGCTTGTTCGGCAGCGCTCGGCTCTGTTCGGTCACGTTCGGCTCCGTTCGGCGGCGCTCGGCAGCGCTCGGCTGCGGCTGAATCAATAGTTATGCCGGACTCCACGGCTCACGTTTCGGCGGGCGCCCACGGCCACGGCGCACGGGTTTGCGCACGCCCAGCCGCTTGGCCGCGTCCTTGATCTCACGGACACGCCAGAGCCACGTCTCCAGCGTCGGGTTACGCTGTCGGCCGGAGAGGGCCGCGTCAATCGCGGCCCCCAATTCCTCGGACAGTTCAAACATGATCCGTTTCACGCGATCACCTCAATTCCAATGTTCCCGAGCAGGACCGCGATGGTTCCGTCCTCGTAATGCACGTAGGTCTGATCCGCAGACACGACCTTTCGTCCGTGATGTGTCACGCTGTGACCGCGTCGGATTGCCTCGGCGACGCAAGACTCCTCGGTTTCCGCGAAGTACACCGGCCAGCAACCGTGACCGTCCAGGGATGCCCATCCATTTGTTTTCTCGCTGATTTTTAGGGTCGTCATGTCTCGTTCCTTTCGTTTCGGGGTTTCGTTCTCAACTCTCCCTTAATTCTATACAGTATTTCGGCATTGTCAACGCTCGATTTCGTTAATTCTGTATATTATTTCGGAATTCTTCCCACCCCAAAAACCACGGAAAAACGGCATAACTACTGTTGGACCACAGCGGCGATTGGGTCCAGCGAAATGGTGACCACCGTTGTCGCCGCGTGGTCAACATTGGACGTTATCCGGGAACGGACACGGACCCGTCGCCGGGCTTCTTCGGCCGGTTGGCCGGCGGACGATCCGACAGCCCACGGCGCACGGACGCGGGGAGCCGCTTTCGGCACGCCTCGCCGATCCACTCGGACACGGTCACGGACTCGGCCGCCGCGGCGGCCTCGATCGCAGCCCACCAGTCGGCGGGCTGCGTGATGTTTCGCCTCTCGCACTCTGCCATGTCATCCTCCGCTCACAGCGTGATCGCGCGACCGTTCAAGTTGACGACGCATCCGGGCTGCAATCCCTCTTTTCCTTTCGCCGCCGATTGGCGGAGCGCCTCCTCCGGGGTCCGCGGCGGCAATTTGCGCCCCTTCCCCCGGCAGCAAAACAGCGGTACGCACAAATCGACGATCACATCACGATTCCAATCGCGGTCATCGCTCGACCCTACCTCACAGTCATCCTCGTCGAGCGAGCGTATGCCAGCGCCAGCGACGAGTTCAGCGACGTACACCTCGGCTGCGTCGCTGTCCTCCGTGCAGAGCCTGGCGTTACTCGATGCTCCAGCCACCGTCACAAATTTTCGGATCGTGGTCATGTCTTTTCTCCTGTGCGTGAACGGATCAACAACTTAACTCTACACACAGTTTAGAGGCAGGGCAGAATCGCGTCAATACGCTACACACAGTTTTTCGGAAAAATTTCAAAATAGTCGTAAACCCAAGTACGGAAACCGGATAACCTACGGGTGAACCGGAGGCGAGTACGCCCCGGTTACCCTCTTGACGTTATGCCGGACTCGCCGGCGGCTCCACGGACACGGACGGCTGGCCGAGGAAATCCTCCACGGGCCGCCCCACGGCTTCGACGATCGCCCACAGATGCACGCGGATCGTCCCGCCCTGAGTCTCGACGACTTCGCCGAGGTAGTCACGGCCGCCAACCACGCGGAACAAGTACACGGTCCCAAGGTGGGACACGCGCACGGCCATATGCCGCGCGCTGGTCTTGACCACCTTGGACCGGCTGGCCATCTCGCACACGTCCACGGGCAGGCGGATCGGCCCGTGATACAGCCGCGTGTCCTTGTGCCCGGCGCGCCGATTCTTCGGCCGCCGGCCTCCGAGTCTCCCCCGGCAGCCGCCGGCCCACGTCGGCCGTCTCAGGCCGCCTTGCTTCGCGATGCATCACTTTCGCCATCGCCATTCTGCCTCCGCTTCGAAACCTCCTCCCGATCCACGGTCACCCCGTCCGGCGCCGCGACCCCCAGCCGCACAGCCCCGCCCTTTATCGTCAGGACCGTCACCGTCACGCCCTTCCCGATCACGATCGTCTCACCCTTTTTCCTTGACAACACCAGCATCGCTTTCCACCTCCGTGTTAAGTTCCCGTGGCACGGCCTACTCTGTTGGCCGTTCCCCTCCTATCTCAGCGCGTCTTGGACCGCGCCCACATCCGTCACCAGCTTGACAACACACCACCACGCACGAAGCGCGGGTGTACTGAGTCAGTATCCGCACTCGCCGGCGGACGTGCTCCAAGACGTCCACGCCGCGGAAGGCGTGATACAGTGCGTGTACCCAGTTCGTGCCGTCGATCCCAAGCCAAATCACGCGAACAACTCCAACTGCTGCGTCCGATCAAACAGCCCTTTCTGTTTCGATCGTCCGCTGGGAACCACAGCGGCCCGCTTACCAAAGTGACGCTCCAACTCGGCCAGATTCCGCACCACAGCCTGACCCCACGGCCCGGATACGATCAGCGCAGGCACGCCGTCTAATCGGAGCCGCCGGTCGATTGCCAGCTCCCATTTGCGACGGCTGATTTCGCGCTCGACCGCGATCAAAGAATCGTGCTCGCACACGGCAAAACCCCCACTACTTGGCCACCCAAATCAAGAAAACCGTACAGAATCCACATTCTGTACGGTTTTCTTGAGCCCCTACCCCGTCGCCTCCAGCGGGATCACCCGCATCCTTTCCGCCAGCTGATTCCGCCCCAGCTTCACCCGGCACGCCTCCGGCAGCTCCGCCAGCGAGCGGGCGTAAATCTCCGTCGTCTGGACGCTGGAATGCCCCAGCATCCGCTGCACCAAAAACAGGTCCCTCGACTCCTGATACGCCCGCATTGCGAAGGTATGCCGCAGACTGTGGAAGGTCAGCCCGTGGTACGGCCCAAGCAGCCCGTCGATCATGCCTACCGCCATCCGGTTGAACTGCTCGCGCCGCACCATGGTCCCACGCTGGCTCGGCAGTAGCAGTTGTTCGGGCCCCAGCTTCGCGAAGGCCAGCCGCGCTTGATCCAGGCCCCGCCAGCCGATCAGCTCGCGCACGAGCGTCTCGTCCAGCACCAGGGCCCGTTCCGGGCCGCCCTTCAGCGTCCGGACTCGCAGCCGTCTCAGCGGTACCGACAGATCCCCAAGCACCAACTGACTTACCTCCCCGCTACGCAAACCGCTCAACCCCAACGCACACGCCAACGCATCCCGCCGCCGGGACCGCCGCCGATCGTCCAACTGCTCCAAAATCGCCGATTCCAGCTCCCCCACACGATCTAGCGGAAACCAGCTGATAGTCCGCATAACCGCACCCCGTCCCGCCTCACGATCACCCCACACTTCCGCAGCCACTTCCGCAGCCGCCCAGGCCGGCTCCCCGGCTTCATCTTCCGCCGTGTCAACACTTTATGCCGCATAATCGCCTCCTCAGTTCGGCAGCCCCGCCCCCTCCGCCCTCACCAACGCATTCGCCAGCACACTCCGGCACGCCGTCACCAGCTCGTAGCGCCCACCAGGATCCTGCCCCGTCACGATCCGGTACCAGTCCCACGCCTCCAGCAGCGTCATCGCCGGCGTCCGCTTAGCCCCATGGCTTCCGACCCGGTACAGCACGACAAAATCACGCCTCTCCCGCAGCTCCTGCAGGCACTTTTGCATAGTTTCAGTCACGTGATCACCCTCCTAACATCGCAAACACGATCGCCTTCCGCTTCGCCCGCGTCTCCCGCCGGCGGTCCGTCTCCTGGACGTGCCCCGCCCGCCGTAACTGGTCTACCCGCGCAGACGCCGTCCCCGGATACCAGCCCGTGGCCGCTGCCAACTCGTCGATCGTCACCCCCCGATCGCCGGCTCCGCGAAAGATCGCCAGGGCAATACCCGCCTGAGAATGCGAGTCAAAAGATACCGCCGCCAGGCGGCTTGTCTCCCGAGGCCCCAACGCCGCCGGCGTCCGCTCGAGCCGCGTCCGTTCTCGCGCCGTGCCCTCGAATAGCGTCAGCTGCGATTCCGCCATCGCGTCACCCCAGAAAAAGCCCGATCGGCGCGCAGTCTCGCTCCCGCATACGCCGATCGGACTCGTTGCCCTGCACCCGCCAAGAGCGACGGGATCACACAGACACCAGCCGGCCCCGCCCTCCTTGGCTGAAGCCGGCTTCCCTGACAGATGATGACGCCCAAAGGCGTGCCGCTCCGCAGCCGCCAGAAAGGCGCCGTCGACCTATCGGTCAACCGGGACGCCTATTGTCTACATGCGTAGACCAAAGTCAAGACGACTTCGAAGAAAAGTTCGGATTTCCTACCGAACGCGGTTTGGCTGCGAATTCTTCCAACGATTCCTCGTCGATCAACCACACGCGTGCCTTCTGCTCGGCACGCAACCGCTTCTGCCTGATGTACCGATGCACAAGAGCGCGGTCGATTCCCAACCTCTCCGCCGCCTCGCTCACACTCACCAGATTCCCCAACGCCACCGTGCTCATGTCTTTCATGGTATTGCCCCGGCAATCATTGTCAAGCACAATAGATCGACGCCCACGTCTCTCTCAACAGCGGCTGGGGACGTGTGACCTCGCGGCCACGCCGTGGCCCGGCACCAGCGCACCGGACCCCACGTCCCCAGCCGCTTCTTCCGCTCGCCTCTCAAGCTAGATTTGCCACGGTCCCACACCTCGGACAGCAGTACCGTGTCCCCGAGTACGCGATCGCGTAGATCAGCCCCGGTACAATCGCCAGGCACATCAACACCAACAGCACGATCCGGCTGCCCTTAGCCTGCTCGGCTGCCGCCCCTCGATACCCGCAGTTAGGATTTGCACACACCATCTGCTTCGCGCTGACCTTCCATCCTCGCGGCATCAAGCTGTCCATCGTCGTCCCTTTCTTTTCAGGCCGCCGGGGGGGCCTGTTTTTCTGCGCACCCCGCCGCCCGTAGACCGTGGGTACATCAGGCGTGTAAAAATCTGAAATTTTTAGGGGGGTTAGCTGGACTTATTCGGGTGCCGTAGGCTTGGACGGCTGATCAGATCGTGCGGCTAATGTCGGCTTGCGAGGTGCAGACGGGGACGATCGGCGGGGTGGCGGCCGCCGACTGGTGGCGCACGTTGCACCTGGTGGCGTGGGACACGGGGGAGAGGATCGGGGCGATTCGGGATCTGGAATGGGTCCACGCTGACCTCGTCGCCGGGTACATGCTGGTGCCGGCCGAGCTGCGGAAGGGGAAACGGAGAGACCGGTTGTATCGGTTGGCAGGGGACACGATTCAGGCGCTTCGAAAAATCTTGCTGCCGAAGCGGGAAAAGATTTTCCCGCGGCCGTACAGCAGGACCTACCTTTGGAACCGGTACAGCCGGCTGTTGCGGAAGGCCGGATTGCCACACGATTCGAAGTCAAAATTTCACCGGGTGCGGCGGTCAGTCGCGTCGCATTACGAGGCGGCTGGGGGCAACGCGACGGAGCTGCTCGGCCACTCTAGCAGATCCGTGACGCTGGCTTATCTCGACCCGCGAATCGTCCCGCAGCATCACGCCGTGGACCTGTTGTTTCGGCCTGGCAGCGCAACCTAATTGTAAACCTGCTCTGCCGGGGCTGGCTGGCGTGCGCTAGACTCGCCGTCGACAAATCGCGGACCGGCCACTCGTTAGCGGCGCGGGTTCCTGCTGGTCGGCCTCATGGCTCGTTAGCCGTTGTGCCGGCCGCTGTGCGATACCGAGAGACGTATCGAAATTCTTGGACGGGAGAGGGACCCTATGCGCCGCAGACACCTGATGCCCACCTTGCGCCGGCCCCACGGATACACCGTGCTGGCACTGTTGAGCCCAAAAGCGATCCGGGAAAAGATCGGCGAGCTGACCGATCGGGCCCAAGCGATCGTCGACACCGCGACGGGCGAAAACCGAGATTTGACCACAGAGGAACGGACCGAGGTCGACGGCATTTTGGGAGTCGGCAAACCGGGCGAGGCCGGGCACAAGCCCGGCAAGCTGGACGCGCTGGAGGCGGATTTGGCACGGGCCGAGAAATTGGAGGCCCGGCAAGCCCAGCTCGCCGCCTCGCGCACGGGCAGCCTGGGATCGCACCTGGTCCAACGCTCGGACGGACCGGGGCAGCACGCGCAGGACGGCGACGATTCGCCGCGCGTCAACCGCGTGCGGATCCCGGTGGCGGCCCAGTACCGCTACGGCCGGCTGAAGGCGTACCACGGGCCGAATGCGGAGCGGACGGCGTACCTGGCCGGCCAGTTCTTCCTCGCGGCGCTGTTCAACAATCAGCGGGCGGCCCAGTGGTGCCGTGATTTCGGCTTGGACACGCGCATTCAGGCGGCGCTGTCCGAGGGCACCGACTCAGCCGGCGGCGTGCTGGTCCCGGTGGAGGTCGAGCAGGCGATTATCGACCTGCGGGAGACCTACGGCGTGTTTCGCCGGCGGGCCAAGGTTGTGCCGATGGCGCGCGACACCAAGACGCAGCCGGTCCGGCAGAGCGGGATCACCGCCAGCTGGGTTGGGGAGAATGACGAGATCAGCGCCGGTGACAAAGCGTGGAAGCAGCTGAACCTGGTCGCCCGCAAGCTGGCCGCGCTTACGCGCTACAGCACCGAGCTGGGCGAGGACGCAACAATTTCGATCGGCGACGATCTGACCAAAGAGTTCGCCTACGCCTTCGCCGTGGCGGAAGACACCGCCGGCTTTATCGGCGACGGCAGCGCGACGTACGGGCACCAGACAGGGCTGAAGAACGCGATCCAAGCCGGCTCGATCTACACGGCTCTGGTCGGAAATACGACTTTCGGCACGCTGGACTTGGAGGATTTCATCGGGGCCATCGGACAACTGCCGGACTATCCAGGGATGCAGCCCGTTTGGTACATCAGCAAGCCTGGCTACTGGAACTCCATGGTGCGGCTCATGGCCAGCCAGGGCGGAACCACGTGGGAGAAGACGGCCGACGGCCAGATGGTGCCGATGTTCTTGGGCTATCCGGTCGAGTACGTCCACGTGATGCACAAGACCTTGACCGCCAGCGTAAGTACGATTCACGCGTACATCGGCGATTTGTCGATGGCCGCCATGCTGGGAAATCGCCGGGGAATGACGATCCAGATTTCCGACCAAAGGTACTTCGAGTACGACCAGATCGGAATCAAGGGCACCCAGCGTTGCCACGTGGCGATCGTCCAGCCGGGCACGGCCTCGGCCGCTGGTCCGATCGTCGCGCTGAAGACGCCCGGCGCGTAGCTCGTTTCGATTGGTCCGCTCTGCGCCAACGCGCAGAGCGGATTGATCTTCGTCTGCCAACTGACCACTGACCACTGACACTTATCGAGGAAAAGATGAACGAGCTGCAACACACGAAAGTCGTCGCCTGCATCCCGCCCGGCGAGATCAAGGATGACGCCGAGTTTACGGCGGTCGAGATCGACACCTTGGGCTGGGATTACCTGCAGGTGATCGTCGCCCTGGGCGCGACGGACATCGCAATGGCCGCGCTGAAACTGCAGGAGTCGGAGACCTCCGGCGGCGGCGGCGGATACACGGACATCGACGGCTGCGATCTGGCGACGGATAACGACGCCTACGGATCGGCTGCCGCGCTGCCCTCGGCCGACGACGACAACAAGCTGATCGTGATGGAAGTCGATTTGCGGGCGGGACGGATGCGCTACGTCAATTTGTACGCCAAGGCAGGCAACGGCGCTCTTGGCACCTACCTGTCGGCGATCGGGATCCTGTCGCGCAGTCCAGTCGGAGCGTACACGGCGGCGGAGCGCGGCGCCGACACGGTGATGAGGGCGGCGTAAGCCTGCTGTCCTGATGTGGCACGGCCAACACAGGCCGTGCCTGGATCGCCCACGAACCCGAGTACTTCCGGCACGGCCAACACAGTAAACCGTGCCACATGGAGCAACGCAGCATGAATCGCAGACACTGGATCACGATCACCGTCGCAACTATCGCGCTCTGCGCGCTGGCCGCGAATTACCGGATCGACGTCGGCAAGGTCTGGAAATCGCTGGAGCTACAGCCAGGCTGTACCGTGATCAACCGCGACGGCAACGACATCGCCGCGCAGCTCGACACGCTGGACACCGTGACGGCCGCGGATCTGACCAAGATCGACGGGATTACGGACGGCACGGCCGCGGCGAACAAGGCCCTGGTGCTGGGCGCGGCCAAGGAGATCGCGACGATCACCACGGCTACGATCACGACCGGAAACATCGCCACCGTGAACGCGACCAACGTGGACGCTGGCGCGAGCGGCACGGCCGGAAGCCTTGACGTGTTCCCCAGCACGGCCGCCAGCGGCAAGCTCGCGATCACGGCGGCCGATTCAGCCGGCGATACGGTCACCACGATTACCAACGCCAGCCAGGCCGACGCGAGGACGTACACCATTCCAGACGCGGGCGGCAACGCGGATTTCGTGCTGACGGCTGGGGCGCAGAGTCTGGGCGGCGTCAAGACGTTTACCGGCACGCTCACCGTGGCCGGCGGAATCCGTACCAGTGTCGGCGTCGGCGCCGTGGCCGGTACCGGCGTGACGCTGGGCAGCGAGGCCGGCGACGGGCTGTACCACCAGACGACCATCACGCTGACCGACGTGGAGATTGCGTTGACCGACGAGCCCGGCGTGATCGCCTACGGCGGGCTGAAGATCTACGACCTGCCGGTGGGCGCGATCGTCGTCCAAGCGGCGGTCAGCGATCTGGACGTGACGAAAAGCTCGGCCGGTGTCAACGTCGATTGGGACGGGAACTTTTCGCTGGGTACTGTCACGGCCGGCAACGACGCTGACCTGACGGGGAAAGAGGTCGACATCCTCGCCAAGACGGCCACGCCGCAAGCCGCGGCCGGGGCCACAACCGCCAACGGCGGCGCGGCGACCAACGGGTATTTGGACGGCACCACCACGGCCGGCGCGGCGGCGGACGTGTATTTGAACGTGCTGGTGGACGACGCGGACCACGACGTGACCAGCACGCCGTGCAGCCTGATTTTCAACGGCACGATCAAGCTGACCTGGTTCGTCGCCGGGGACTATTGATCGGGCAATGGGAATGGGGGGAGGCATGGGAAGTATGGTTTGCCTCCCATGCTCTCCTAATTCCAATTACTCACACCACAACCACGAGCACCACATGCACGTCAGACTAATCCGAGCCTGGGGCGGGCATCCGGCGGGCCGCGAGTTCCGCTGTATGCCGGACGGCGCGGCGAACGTGCTGATCAGCCGGCATTTGGCCGAGGAGGTAAAGCAGGATGCTGGATCAAGCGGCCAGGCTGCTGACAGCGCCGGCGCTCGAGCCCGTGACGCTGAGCGAGGCCAAGCGCCACGCCAACGTGGTCGCCAGCGACGATGACACGCTGATCACGGCCCTGATCGTCGCCGCTCGCGAATTGGTCGAGCAGGATACCAGCCGGGCTCTGATCAATCAGACGTGGGAATTGGAGCTGGACGACTGGTGGACGGACGGCTTGGAAGTGCCCCGGCCGCCGCTGGTGAGCGTGACGCACGTCAAGTACTACGACGCCGACGGCGTGCTGCAGACGGTGACCAGCACGAACTATCACGTCGACACGCGGCGGCAGCCGGGCGTGATCTGGTGGGATGACGATTACACTTTGCCGACGCTGGGCGACGATGCGAACCCGGTGCTGGTGACCTACGTCGCCGGCTACGGGGCGGCCGCCAGTGCCGTGCCGCAGCGGGCCAAGCAGGCGATCCTGCTGCTGGTCGGGCACTGGTATCGGCAGCGGGAAGCGGTCGGCCGTGCTGAGGGCGAAGTGGCGTTGGCCTACCGGCGGCTGATCCGCAGCCTGTGCGTGGGGGTGTATCCGTGATCGACGCCGGCCAGCTGGACAACCGGATCACGCTGCAGACGCCGACGGCGACGCTGGACTCGGCCGGGCAACCGATTCGGACCTGGGCGACTTTCGGCACGGCAAACCTGCCGG